ACAAGCTGAAGCAGCACAAGCTCTACACCGTCTAAAGTAAAATTGTTTTCATCGATTATAGAAATGTTGTAAGGACCGTTATCGAGCTCGCCCATTCCAGCAATTCCACTTACATAAATTGATTGATTTTGCTTTAAGTTATGTTTGTTAACAGATAACTGTGCAGGATTTGCATTTGTGATGAGATTAATGTCACCAATATATCCCTTTTCTGGCACAAGCACGGTACTTTTTGTCGTATAAGGAATGATATCGTCATTAATGAAGAAATCCATATTAAGTTGCGTATAAGCGTCTACGTCAGCATAAATATCTACATAACCCAGTTGAGCCTTTACACCCTGTTCTTTATAAGGATTCCAAGCTGCACCAGTAATAGAAAATGGGATAGGTTGATCTAAATCTTTACCACCTTCTTCTAAAATATAGATATTCCCTGCATAATCGCCTCCTAAAAATAAGTTACTACTCTGCTGAAATGAAAAATCAAGTAGTGTTTCATCTGTGTAATCTAATGGAATCTCATCAGGCCCAAAATCTTGGAAAGAATAATCAACAAACGACTCTCCCTGACCAACACATGACAGTGAAATATTAAATATAGACCACGATCCATCGTCATCCGAACGTATCAATGCTTTTGTATTTTGTCCTGATTCATCATCTTCAGAATATAATGTCCACGATCTACGGTGATTAAAATCTCTATCTGAGAAAATATGTTCAAATGCTTGTGCATCTACTTCATCAGATGTAAAATCATCAATTTTCTGATCAATTCTTTGGAGTTCATTTCCAGAACAAGCAACAATTCCTGTTTTACCAAAACTAATTACAAATTGATCATAGGATATCGTTCCAAAAGTCGCATCGCATGATCTAAAATTGTTTATTTTATCCCATCTGAAAGGTAAAGCAGGATCAGATGTCGGTCTTAACGACCACGTAGAATTAGAAAAGAAAACCACTAGATAATCTTTCAACAAACGTGCACTGATAATAAAATCACCAGTGGGAGCATCTACGAATCCTCCTTGTCCAGGTATATAATCGCTCCAAATATTTGGATTGCTATTTTGAGACCATCTGGCTCTTTGGGGCTTTATTGTAGCGGTTGCAACAGTAGGATTTCCTTCGTAAGTACTAAGAAGTAGAAGTCTTCCTTTAATCGTAAACATCATCAGACACGAGGCAACCACATCTGTTGCTAGTGCACCGTATTGAGGAATAAAAGCTGTGGTTGTTAATGAACCTGTAATATATGACCGAATATTATCATTAAAATTAGTCATATAGAGAATATTTTGAATATTAGATTGAGTAACACCATAATTGCAAAACCACATGTAGTGGTTAGAGTTAAAAATATCTACTACATCTAGTGTCATGTATAAATTAGTTACTGGATCGTAGCGATAAAGTCTCTTTGTATCAGTGGCTAGTGTTTCTCTTGTTCCTGTATTCGTCACGAAGTTGTAGATACCAGTGACTTGATCGTTATTTAATTTACCAAATAATTTATACCCATCTCTTTTGCTAATTATCCCATGAGAAATTTGACCATCTTCAATTTCTTGAAACGCGTCTTTTGGCAATAGCCATGGCTCTTGAGCGTGATTTAGTCCAGTTTGATAATTAGCTATAAGAAAAGGTTGATAGCTCATCTTGCTCCGTATACTAAGATGCTAAAAGCTGTATCTTCATACGTTGTGGCACTCGCACCATTCACCTGTATAAAAACATTAAAATTATTAAGTGTTTTTAGGTATGTAGTGACAATTCTTGCTCTATTTTCATTAGCATTTGCTGTTGCAACGACAATGTAGTTTAAGTTTGATGCAGGTGTTGTAAAACTTAACTGATAGTTCCCTGCACTTGTTCTGATACATGTTAAACCATAGGTCGACGCAACTGAACCGTTAGCATTGATAGAAGCCCAAGCATTTGCCAAAGCATTTTTATCATATGCAAAAGAATTTAGAGTTAATGTTGAAGCAGTTACATTGGATGCCACCACATTTGTGGTTGTGCTACCTAATGATCCACTGCTTGTTAGTTGCGTAATATTTCCATTTGAGTTTTTAAAAAAAGCTTCGTTAAAACCTGTCCCTGGATTTTTGTTATACAGCCAACCAGTGTTCGCAATTGTAGCTGGATCATTAACAATCCGTTGCATCTGCAAAGATGCAAAAGGTACATCTCCATTCTCAATTCCATCGTTATTACTACGAATCGTACTTGGAATTAAGCGAAGTACTGTGGTATCTGTTGGTAGATTTTTATTCCAAGCCATATAACCCCTATATTGATCTTTGAGCTGTTCGATACATTGTATCTTGGATATCTCTGCGATTTACGTAGTAAATTTGCTCTCTATAAAGAGCAGTTATCTCTGCGTACCTATCTAATTCACCATTTTGAGCAAATATGTTACGTGAAGTTCCATATGCGATAGCCCAACCCCATTCCTCTAGTCGTGGAATGTCGTTAGAATTAACTAACTCCGGTGGCATTACGTAACCAACCATCTGAACTTCGTAAACAGAGTCAGGGATAGGATAAACTCTAAAGTTACCATTAAAATTTAAAAGAGTTTGAGGTTGGCCGGATTGATAATTTACATATGTAATATTAATTTTAGTATTCAAAGCAGGCGCTGCATTAAATGTGACAGATATACCACCAGTTGCATAGTTAACTTGTCCTACGCCTCCTAAGGATCCCGTTAAAACACCAATAGGACCAATACCACTATCAGAAAATGTCTCAACATTATCAGTAATTAAAACAGAACCGGGTAAAATTGGTTGATTTTGACTACCTTGAGTGAAATTTGTTAAAGCTCCATTACCTACAGCAAACACTTTCTTTTGGTAATACTGTTGAAAGTAGCGGTAATAAAGGTTCTCGGTAATACAGTAGTTGAGTTCATATCCATTAATCCATGCTGGAGGAATAAAATTCGTAAAATTTTCAGGTACGGGGTAGTATTCTTGACCTTTTACAGTTAAAAACTTGTAAGGTACAAGATTTATATCCAACTTAACTTCAGCTGGGAATATGTAATGAAGAAATTTGTTAATCTCATCATTTAACTCTTCATCAGTCAATTCATCCGAAGATAATCTACCTGTAATCTTACGAACTCTCGAACGTATATCACCATAATCAAACGCCATTAATCACCTAAGCTGAGAATAAAACTCTACATTGAAATCTAGGTCTTGAGCCTTCTTTTACTGCCATGCTTGAACCCAATCCATCTGGTCGCATTACCCAATTTGCCGGGCCTTTAGATTCAATATGCTGAACTACACGACGAGTCAATCGATGTTTACCGCCATGAATTAGCTTATAGTTTTTAATATCATTTGCTGGACCATAACTAAATTCCAGTGAAACACCAGGCTCTTCGATATTATAAAACTCAATTTCTACTTCTTCATCTAAATAGGCTTTTTCTTTGTCAGATATTTTTTTTACTAAGTTCATTATTTTCCTTTTAATAAAAACTGGAGCCCTTCCTGATTTAACAAAAAAGGCTCCAACATAATTAGGTTACGTTATTTTTACCCCAAACAGTCATTACCATTGCTTGAGCGTTAGCGCCGACAGCGCTTGTCCCAATAGTAATACCGTAAGAAGCCAAATTAGATTGGATACCTAAATCAAAAGTTCCATCTCCGTTTGAGCTTGGTCTTTGGTAAAGAGAAACAGTACCACCACTAACACGAACACCATAAGTTGTTGTGTTTGTCGTAGTCGTTAATGCATTACCTGTTACAGAAGCAATTGTATATTGACCATTTAGTGTTGGTCCAACTGCTGTATTAGCAATTCCTGTTACATTAATGACGTCTCCAGCTCTGAAATAAGAGCCATTTTGTACGGTGATCACACCAGGATTCGCATTTGAAAATGCTGCTACACCAGCGCCAGATAATGGCTGACCGAATTGGCCTGGAGGATTTGGAACGTATGTAATTCCATTAGCAGCAGAATAAGATAAAGCACCTGCGTTAGCAGTAGCTATGACTGAATCTGCTGGCATTTGATCATTCCATTCGTAAGTACCAATAGTACCAGAAACTGCCATGATCTTAACATGAGCTGGAGCAAAACCAATAGATTGAAATCTAGCGGCAGCTGTTGCTGCATTCGTCCATTTAAATGTTGCTTGTTGAGCCATTATTATCTCCTAAATGATTATTCTTCTTTTTTCTTTGTGAATCTTCATGTGGCAAGAGTGGCAAACCCAAACTATTTCAAGAGGTTTATTATAATCCTCGTGATGTGCATGCAAAATATCTTTGCAGTTACATTTTTCACAAATAACAGGCTTAATTAAATCACCTCTGATAAGAGCATTTCCAACAGCTGACCAAGCATTTGATTTATGACGATTATTAGCTCGCCAATTTCTTACTTGTTCTACTCTTTTCTTTTTCTTATCTTCAGATAAGTTTAGATAATTCTTGTAAGAATTTTCTTTTATCCTGTCCTTGTTCTCATTATAGTATTTTTGATTATAAGCTTTAATTTCTTCAGTTTGTTTTTCTTTATAATTTTTTCTACGATCCGATAAAACTCTATCTCTGTTTTTCCTATACCAATCTTTAAAGTATTCATCTCTGTTTTCTTTCTTAATTGGATTTTCTGATTTTCTTCTTTCAACCCATTTATCTTTATGAGATTCATAATAAGCTTTTAGATGTTGTTTAGGTTTTTCAGGATTATTTTTTCTCCATTCTTTAGTTATATTATAAAGGCATGTCTTACAAACTGATTTAAACCCACTTTTTAATCTTAAATCTTTGCCAAACTCTATTAGTTCTTTTTCAATTTCACATTTTGTACATTTTTTCATTGTTGTTCCTTGTTAAAGCAACAACAACGTATCATATTACATATTTATAGTGAAATACTATGAATGTGTAACAAGAAGATTCACCATGAATGCATCATTCAAGATACGAGCAGCAAATGGATGAGACCAGCCTACAGTACCACGTTGATGTAATGGATCGGCAGAACCAGCAGAACCAAGAGGTTCTACATAAAACTCACCATTAGCAGCACCTAAATGCACCACTGCGTAAGCATCTTGACCTACAATTGGCAATGTATAAACAGGCACTGTAGCATTGTTTGACGGTTGTGTTGAAGTAAACACCCATCTTACATTACCAGTTGATCCCCATTCACATGGCATCACAGGACCTTGTTGAGCGTAGTTTGCTGTAGAGATAAAGTTTGATACTTTTTCAAGATCATCAATTAAATCTGCAGGAATCATTCCCCAATAAGCTGGGCGAATTGGGTGTGTATCAAAAGCGTCGCGTCCAGGTATTACTTCTGTAATCATCTTAGCATCATTTTTTAACAGTGTTTTTACAGCTGCATCAATATCTGCTTTAGCCATGTTAGTCGGTGTCTGTCCGTTAGAACCACCAGTTGCCAAAATTACGCTTGTTGAGTTACTTAAAACATCATATGTAATTTCATCAAGAGTTTGACCTACGTTTTGCGCTAAAAGTCTTGCTGCTTGGTTCAATGTATAATCTTCTGATGTTAAGTCTAACTCGTTTGTAATCATCACGTAGTTACCGTAAAACTGCACACGAGCCTTAATATCTTGAGCGCTTAGTAAAGCTCCTGGAGGAGTAATACCATCAGCTAAAGGCACAGGGACAGTATTTAACTTATTATAACGACGGAAAACAACCGTATCACCAGAGTTTTGCGGTAATACGCGTCTTTGCGCAAATCTTGTATGAATAAGACAAGGGTAAGCTGTAGTTAACAGTACTCTATCGTAGTAGTCGCGTACTGCATTTGGCAGAGAAGCGCGGGTATTAGCGGGCATGTTGACCTCATAATGTTGTTAAAATGTCCCCATGTTCTTATTCATTACTTTCCTAAACTCTTCATCGCTCATCGATTTAATGTGGCTTGCTTGAGAGATTGGACTACCTGATCCAATAGCAGATAAACTGCCTGTTTTCTGCGAATTTGTTAAAATACGTTGAGCATCTTCGTTTTTCTTAGTGCTTTTGGTCTCTTCAACAAATTGCGTAGACTTTTTGGCCAACATGTAGGCCATTTTATACGGATTTCGGGCATTCTCAATCTCATGACGGAGCTCAGGATCTTCTTTTAGAACTTGGGGAAGATATTTCTTAATTGTGTCGGTATAGTCAGGAAAAGTTTGAGCCATTTTTAGCTCTTCCATTTCCATCGAACGCTTACGTTCCATTTGACCAATAACTTTTTTAGCATCTCCAACTGTGAGCACATCATGATCACTTAGTGCGCTAAAATTATCTTGAGCAGCTTCTTTTTGAGGCTGATTAGCCTTTAAAAGTTCTAAATGCTCAGCGACGATCTTGAAGTTTTCCTTCAGTTGTTGATTTTCACTACGTAGAGATTGCACGACATGCACAGGCACTTGTGTCTCTGGTGTATTTTGTGAATTATCTGCTACAGGAGCGGCGGCCCCCTGAGTAACGCCCGCGGTGTCTATGTCTTCCATATGAACCTTCGCCCTAAAGGCGGCATTAATTAGTTATAGATATAAGAAGCGCCAATATTGCTCTTTAAGAGCATTGGATCCGTTTCTTTCAATCCGAGTTGTGCAAAATCAAAGGGTATATCATGATGGTTTACTTCCCATTCAAGAGTTCCTTTGGAGTTATCGACTTCGCCTATAACGAGACCGACCATTGAACGTGGTTTGTTCTTAAAAAAAGGCTTTATGTATTTGGTTATAGTGAGTTTCCCATCTACTTTGATAGGTGCTCTCTTAGCAAACATGACAATCCAATATTTGCCAGTTCGACGCTTGTTAGCGTCAAGGATCATTTGGATGGTTTTTTCATCATCCGCTATCATTGCGTCGCGTGTTTCCCCAATCTGTTGACCCATACTAAAACCTAGTTTTTATCATCAAAAGCACGAGCCATGTAGCCCATACCATCTTTGTTTTCAGGAACATAATATACGGGCCCTGTATGACCTAAAGACATAGGCATACGATCGAGCGGCATATATGAGTTGATGACTACATCTCTTTTTTCAGCACCGCGAAAACTCATCGGCATACCTGATTTTTTAGATTTGGCCATTTAATCCCTCCATTGGGTTTTGTAATCCCATTGCACCTTGCAATGGTAAATCTTGAGGAACTTCTGATGCTTGTTCTGCTACAGCAGATAAACGCACATCATCTTCCTTAATTTCGTCTTCTTTCATTTTATTTTGGTCTTCCATTGCATTGATAATGGCAAAGTACCGAAATACTCTCTCGTCATCCATTGACTCAAGTTCTTTAATAGCTCTAGCCCTAGCAAGAGTTGCTTGTGCTCTGTCTTCGATAGCAGAAGAAACACGTTCATCTTCCAAACCAAGATTTGCAACAGAGCGAGTAAAGCGTTCTTTAGCAGAAGCAATAGAATTAATCGAGCTTGCTTTAGCTTGATCCGATTGAGATTCAAGAAGTTGTTGTTGTATCTGTTGTTGAGCTTGTGCTGCTTCAGCTTGT